CCAGATGGTTCGCTCGATCGATCCTAACAACTTCCAACCAAAAATTGGTTTCAAGACTCGTTACGGCATGGTCAGCAACCCATTCGTCACCACCAACGGTGCATACAACGGCACCCCCGATGGCGAAACCCTCACGGCGAACACCAACATGTACTATCGTCGCGTCCAGGTCACCAACCTCATGTGATATTGGATTCCACGGAATGTCAGGGGACCCCAACAGGGTCCCCTTTTTTTATACATACGTGTAAGATAGAAGCAAACCCATGCCGAGAGGACATGTGACTAAGCAAGAAATCCAAACGAGAGTTTACAAACTCAAGACTGCGCTCTATGATAGCACTGACATGTTCAACTGCTTCTCCGACGAGAAGAAAGCAGGGGCACATGATGCTCTCAACCGAGTCCTAGACATCCTACAAGAATACCGAGAATGAAAGACTTAGATTTCATTGATGATTTTTTTGAGCAAGAAGACCAAGAGACATTGAAAGAACGCATCGTTCGAGTAAAGACTGATGTGTTGATGGAAGAACCCTGCCCTTTGTATGAAGATGATGAGTGATTGGCGAATGAGCGATAACCGATTTGAGTTGCGTAAGTTACTCATGATGGGTCTAATCGCTGAGGGACAAGTCCTGTTCCCTGCCGTATATGACTTCTGTGACTTTGCTATCAGTCAAGGTTATGGAGAGTCCTACAAGTGTCTCTCAGAAAGCAGTAGAGAAGGAGCTGACAAATGGATCAAGGCACGATATGAAGAGTGGGATGCACACCTAAATAGTTAGTGCTTGGGAAGCTGACAAATCATGCCTGCTGAATGGTATAAAGAACAACCTACGAATAGAAACTATCTATCTCCTTTGGGGTTCCAGCTCAAACTGGAACGCTTTGAGGGGGTAGATTTTTTCTGCCAAAGTGCAGGCATCCCTGAGATCAACATGCCGTTTACAGAGGTTCCTACACGCTTTAGAAACTTCCCTGTCACTCCTGGTGGCGGCGTAACGTATGGTGATCTAACACTACAGTTCATCGTGGATGAAGATCTTGTAAATTACAAGAGTGTCCACGATTGGATTAGAAAGAATGGTGGTGCAGAAGAACACTCTCCCGATGAGATTGAGTTTTCTGCTGGTCAACTTCACATCACCACATCTTCCTACAACATCAATCACATCATTGACTTTGAGCGTTTGTTCCCAATCAGTTTGACAGGTCTAACCTTTGACGCTACACAAACTGACCAAGAATACTTTACAGCACAGGTCACATTCAAGTATACTAACTATACGATACGCGACAGAAACTTTAAATGAATTTTGATAAACTACATCAACGCTTTGAAAAAATCAAAAATGAATGGGCAAGTGACAGTCATGTAGAACATGAGTTCAAGAACAAACAGTATACCACTGATCTTGGACAGATCTCAATGGAGATCCCTTTCCAACACAATAAATACTTAAACCATTACACGGATCTTTCACAAATCAAAACGTCTCTAGAGTTTGAGGCAAGAAAGTTGCTGCGTGAGAAGCGCGAGTATTATGGAGGAGAAGCAGACGCTCGTATCTACGCAGAAAAACCTTTTGGTAACAGCATTAAAACTTCCGAGAAGATGAGAGTCTATCTGGAATCAGATGATGACCTAATCAACATAGAAGCAAAGATCAAGTTCATTGATCAGATACTGTTTTATCTTGACAACGTTTTGAGGATGATTTCCCAAAGAAATTATCATGTGAAAAATGCGATTGAATGGGAGAGATTTATTAATGGAAACTAATGTCCGACATCGTTGTAAAGAAGAAGAATGAGGTTTACCTGACCCTCCAATCAGAACCTCATATTCACCATGAACTATCTGACTACTTCTCATTTGAATTACCTGAAGCAAAGTTTCTGAAGAGACAACCAAGGTTCAAGTATTGGGATGGAATGATTAGACTATACTCTCCTGGCACAGGAGAACTGTATGGTGGTCTTCTATCCCATCTGAACGAGTGGGCAGCAGAGAGGCGCTACAGCGTCTCCTACGAGGAGAACGACTGGTATGGTAATGTAGAGGAGACTAACGACTTCGTGTCTCCTGGCGGCGTCAAGGTGTTTATGGATAAGATTACTAGAGATGGTATCACTCCACGCACCTACCAATACAACACTGTTCATCGCGCACTTAAAGACAACCGTGGTCTGTTCCTGTCTCCGACAGGTTCAGGAAAGTCGCTGATGATTTATAGCATTGTAAGATATTATGTTGCAACCAAGAAGAAGATTTTGATTGTGGTTCCGACTACTTCTCTTGTTCAACAGATGCTAAAAGATTTTAAAGACTATGGATGGTCCGCCGACGAACACTGTCATACCATTTATTCGGGCAAAGATAAGAATACTGATAAACCAGTTATCATCTCAACCTGGCAATCAATCTATAAGTTTCCCAAACGATACTTCGATGACATTGACTGTGTTATCGGTGATGAAGCACATCTATTTAAGTCGAAGTCCCTCACAGGAATCATGACTAAGTTGCACAATGCCAAGTATCGTTTTGGATTCACTGGCACCCTTGATGGTAGCAAGACTCACAAATGGGTGCTGGAAGGATTGTTTGGCAAGTGTGAGAAAGTAACTAAGACTGATGATCTGATCAAGCAAGGATACTTGTCTAACTTCAGAATCAAGATTCTTATGTGTAAACATGAGTATCAATATTTTGAGGACTACCATGCTGAGATGGAGTATCTTGTCACATGTCAAAAGAGAAACAACCTCATCAAGAATCTAGTTTCAGATCTTGACGGCAATACATTGGTTCTATTCAACTATGTGGAAAAGCATGGTGAACCACTTTATGAAATGATAAATAACGTTGTAGGAGATACCAGAAAGGTATTCTTTGTTCACGGTTCTGTTGATGTTGATGACCGCGAGGAGGTCAGACAGATTGCTGAAAAAGAAGACAATGCTGTGATCATTGCTTCGTATGGAACATTTAGCACTGGCATCAATATCAAAAGACTTCATAATATTATCTTCGCATCACCTTCCAAATCAAGAGTTCGTAATCTTCAATCAATCGGTAGAGTCCTGAGGAAGGGAGAAGGGAAAGACATCGCAACACTTTATGATATTGCTGATGACATCTCTAATGAGAAAAGATCTAACTATACACTAAGGCATCTATACGAACGAGTGAAGATCTATCAAGAAGAGAACTTCAAATATGAAAAAGTAAAAGTAGACTTAAGATAGATATGGAAGAAGAATTCTATTCAAGTATAAAATTAAGATCAGGAGAGGAGATTCTTGCTAAGGTATCTTACCTCAAAGAAGAAGACTCCCTCCTTATTGAGAAACCATTACTAGTTGAACATCATCATAGTAAAAAGAATGGTAAGGCAGTATCTGGATTCATTCTAAAAGAATGGATGAAAGCAACATACGAAGAGATGTTTATCATTCGTATGGAACAAGTCATCACGATAACAGAACTAGATGATAAAATCAAAAACTTCTATCTAGGTAATCTTGATGAAGATAACTTCAATGAAGATTGTGATGTGAAACCAAGTAAGTTAAAGAACAATGGTTACATAGGATCAGTAGAAGAAGTCAAGAAGAATCTAGAGTCTCTATTTAAAAGAAGCTAATAGATACTATAACCTTTGAACCCTTACAGAGTTATTCTACTGAGTTTCTGAGGATCTGTCAAGCTTGACATGTTCTTGGCAATCAACTATAATGTTTGAAGAAGCAAACACTAGTGCATGGCAAGGACTAAAAACAAAGAGTATTACGTAAACAACAAAGAGTTCCTCGCTGCCATCACTGAGTATCGCAGCAAGGTTCAACGTGCAAAGGAGCAAGGTAAACCTCGACCAAGAGTGACCAATTACATTGGTGAGTGTTTCTTGAAGATTGCTACCCACCTTTCTTACAAACCTAACTTCGTCAACTACATGTTCCGTGAGGACATGATCTGTGACGGTATCGAGAACTGCTTGCAATACATTGACAACTTCGATCCTGAGAAGTCTTCTAATCCTTTTGCCTATTTCACACAGATTATCTACTACGCTTTCCTCCGTCGCATTCAGAAAGAGAAGAAGCAACTGGAGATCAAAGGCAAGATCCTTGAGAAGTCTGGTTACCAGGAAGTCATGTATACAGAGAAGTTTGAAGGAGACATGGCAGGAATGAACATGTCCTATTCAGATATGGGTAGCATCAAAGAAAACATTGAAACGAGGATGAACCGATGAAAGACGAACCAATTACAGTTGAAGACTACAAGTTAGTCTCCGATGAGTTTTTTCAAAAATATAATTTTGTATCAGACCGTCTTGGTGTTACGAAAAAAGCAGAAGACATTCTGAAAGTTATGGAAGCACTGAGTGGTGCAGTCATGAAAGAACGAGTGAAAGAAAAAGTAGGACCCTTTGGATTTAACAAGAATGGACAAGACTCAAACAGAGAAGAGAAAACCGAAGCTGAGTGATTCATTCGGTGGCACAGTAGAGAAAGTTATCCCACCAGATGTAGAATGGATTGATGATGCTTTCTATATTAAGGAGACTCGCTTTGGTCTCTTTACTTCTATCCTACAAGAACCACTAGGGCAGCACTTCATTACAGGTGCTACTTACGAAGGAGTTCTTACTATGACACGCTGGCATCTCAAGTGCCTGCAAGATGGCACTCTGGATGAAGTTACTCGCGTTGTAAACAGTGGAGTCGTTGGAGGTAAATTATGAAGATCGCGATAATTACTGACCAGCATCTCGATGGTCGCAAAGGAAACCTTGCATTCTGGAACTACTTCCAAAAATTCTATGATGATGTCTTCTTTCCAACGCTTGAGAAAAAAGGTATCCGCGTCGTCTTTGATCTGGGCGACACATTTGATAATCGAAAGTCTATGGACTTTAATACTTTTCACCGTGTGCGTGAAAATTATTTCGAGAGACTGAAGGACTACGAAGTTCATATGCTGCTGGGTAACCACTGCACATATTATAAGAACACTAATAAGGTCAACTCACCTGAACTTCTCCTGGATCAATACAAGAATATCAATATCTATTCTGAACCAAAAGAAATCTTGATGGGCAAGAAAGTATTCTTGATGCTTCCTTGGATCAATAAAGAGAACCAGGAAGATATCTTGAAGAGATTAGAAACTAGTGAAGCAGATATTTGCTGTGGTCATCTAGAACTCACTGGGTTTGAAATTACTCCTGGTCTGAAGATGGATCACGGCATGGATCCTAAACTGTTCCACCGCTTCAAGCGTGTGTGGTCTGGACATTACCATCACAAGTCGAAGAAGGGTAACGTTCAGTATCTTGGCAACCCTTATCAGATGTATTGGAATGATTATAAAGACCGTCGCGGATTCCATATCTACGATACTGAACGTGATCACCTTGAGTTTATCCCAAATCCATACGACATCTTCGACAAGATCTTCTATGACGACACCAGTGTGGACTACAACAAACAAGATGTGTCTTGTTATAAAGACAAGTTCATTAAAGTCATCGTGGAACAAAAATCAGACTACCACATGTTTGAAACACTGGTTGATCGTCTTTACAACGTAGGTGCCCATGATGTAAAGATCGCTGAGACCCTCCTAGAAGACGATCTAACAGACGCTGATGAGAACCTAGAGATCAAAGACACCATGACTTTGTTGAACGAGTATATTGATGAGGTAGAAATGTCCGTCAATAAAACTGAACTCAAAGGTCTGATGAAATCTCTATATATTGAAAGTTGCGAAGTAGCATAATGTTCATCCTAACTCTCAAAGGTCATGAAACTGGCGTCTTCTCCCTAGCAAATGATGTGGGGGATCAAGTCATTCCTATCTTTGAAGAGTATGATGACGCTGAACGCTACCATGGCATGATTGTAGATCAATCAGAAACAGATGAGATTCCTCTGTCTATCACAGACATTGATGCTGAGTTAATTCTTGCAGCATGTAATGAAAAAGATCAGAAGTATGCTATAATAACCCCAGATGACCTGCTGATACCACCTGATAACGTTGTTCTATGATCATTTTTAAAACTATACGATGGAAGAACTTCTTGTCTACGGGCAACGTCTTTACTGAAGTTGATCTCACCACATGCAAAACTAATTTGATTGTTGGTGATAATGGTGCAGGGAAATCTACCATTCTTGATGCTCTTACGTTCTCTTTGTTTGGCAAACCGTTTCGTAAGATCAACAAACCGATGCTGGTAAACA